GGATTTACGAGACAAACGCTCGCGCACCCAATCGATGAAGTCCTGGTTGGTCTTGATGTCGGAGAGCCATTTGTTGGCCCGCATTACGCGGCTGGCGTGTCCCTTGCCGCCAGTGCGGTCGAGGGTGGAGCGGAAGTCCGCGTCTGGGTTCTTGAGGATGGCGGGACCGGCCCCGATGCCTTGATAGTGTATGACATAAAGTTCGATGGGGTCGGGGTCGCGTCCGAGGGCGCGGCGGGCGGCTTGGATATTGGTCTTGGTCTTGGCCAAGCCGGCGCGGATCTGGCCTTCCACGCTATTGTCCCCGCCGTAGCGTTTGCGGTCCCCGTCGAGCAGCTGGAAGAGGCCGCGGGCCGAGGAGGTCTTTGCTGCGGTGTTGGGGTTGAAATTGCTTTCCTGCTCCACCAAGAGCATGAGGTGGGGCACATAGTTCCCCAGCCCGGATTGGCCGGCCATCTCGGCTATGCGCTGGGCCACGGGCTGCTTGTCCGCGGGCATGGCCGCAAGGTTGAATCCCGCGGGCGCGGAAGGCGCACCGGCCACGGGCGGAAGCGGAGCATCGGCCTCGAGGCCCTCGGTGAGCGACGAGCTTCCCCAAGACAAGCCGGCGGTCATCACGTTGGGGTTGTTGGCGGTCGGGTTGACCGCGGCACCAAACCAATCGCCCAGCTTTTCAAGAAACGAACGGTTGTCCGGTCCGCGGAAAAATTCCTGTGCGGCCTTGTCGCCGTATTGGCCATTGTTGAAGAGGTCTTGAAATTGCTTGAACGCTTCGTCCGCGGTGATGCTCGGGTTGCGCTCGAAGATGCCCTCCACGGCGTCGAGCACCTCGGCCTGCTTTTGTTCGACGGCCAAGTATTTCGGGTAATCCACGGGTTTGCCGGCACGGTCCACCCCGCCGTCATTGCCGAGGATGTTGTATTTCCGCATGAGGTTGACTTGCTGGGTCAGCTGCTGGCGCATGATGACTTGGGCGTTGTCCAGCTTGCCTTCGTTCTTTTTGCGGGCCTCGCTTTGGGCGCGATCCAAAACTCCGGTGAAACGCTCGATATGTCCGGCGGGCATCTCACGGCGGATCAGCGCGTCCAAAGACATGTATTCTTTGAATGATTCCGGTGTCAGTTCCCCGTTGGCGTTGTCGATCTCGGGCTTGAATTTGCTGACGGTGTAAAACAGGTCGTTTTGTTTTTGTGCAAAAGCGGCCTGTCCTTCGGGCGTGCTGTCATAGGCCACCTTCCAGTTGTTGACCAGGGCTTCCGTGTTTTCTTGCGGAAGTTTGTATTTTTCCGCCATCGCACGAATTGCCGCTTCGTTGGTGCCTTGTGGATTTTTCAGTGAAACATCGCTGATTTCAGTTATGCCATTGCGTTGCTTTTGAATGCGTTGGCCGCGGGCATTGTCGCGGGCCTGCATAAAAGCGTACGCATCGAGCAAATCGTATTCCTTCGATTTGCCCCCACCTTCAGTGATGACCTTGTTGAAATATTCTTCCGCCTCAAATGGGTTGATGGCGGTTCGCTGCTGCACCCCGGACAGTTGCTGCTTCTTGTCCAGTTCGAGCAGCTGCATTTGCTCGGTCCCGTTGTCGATATGGCCGGCGGCCTTGCGCTTGGCGATCCAGCCGGCGGACGTTTCGTAGTCGCCCATCATCTCGGCGCGTTTTTGCGCGGCTTCCATTTCGCGGTCCGCGTTCTGGATCTGGCGTTTGCGGGCCGTGGTGGAAACGTCCACCGTGTAGTTGATCGTCTTGTTGTCGATCAGCACCTGGGCCTTGGCCTTGCCGGTTTCGGAAAATGGCAGGGCCTCAAATTGTTTCATGGCCGCGGCCTTGCGCTTTTCCCATTCGGGCAGCAGCTGGTCGGCCTGCTTGTCTTGGCTCCACGTGAGGAAGTCGCCGTAGCTCTGGGCCAAGGTGTTGTCGATCTTGGCCAAGTTGCCCTCGTCGCGGGACCGCTGCATCTGCATGGACAGATCCATGAGGTTGCTGGCCACCTTGGCTCCGGTGGCCCCGAAATCCGCCCAGGCGCGGGAAGCGTAGTCGATAAATTCGACCGGCTGGGGCGTGGGCGCGTCGAGCAGCTGGGCCGTCTGCGAAAGAATGGCATTGCCGCGGCTGAAGTTCGGCGCATTCAAGACCGGCGCGGAATAAGCGCGAGCGGACCCGGGGATCGGCGTGTTGGGCAAGGGAGCCGATCCGGGCACCGCGTTGGGCGCGTTGGGAATCTGGTTGACGGGGACGGCCATGGCTATGCGAATGCTCCCGATTTAACGTCTTTGCGGTATCCACCGTAGAGGCCGCCGGCTTGGCTCAACCCACCAAACAGCGTGCCGTAGGCATCGATCTGGTAGGCTTGGCTTTGGTTCATCCCCTGCATGTAGGTGCCGCGGGCCGCGTTCATGTCATAGGTCAGCTTTTGGCTGATCATTTGGCGGTCGCGTGCGATGGCGCTGCCCTGGTATTGGGCGGCGGCCAGTTCGTATTGCGCGGACTGACGTTCGAGGTTGAGGTTGGAAAGTTCGGCTTTGGCTTTGAGGTCCATGACTTGGCTGTCCATTATGGCGTCTTGTCCGACAAAGCGGGTTTGCCATAGCTCCAGGGCGCTGCCATAGCGTCCGGCATCGGCCTTGGTGCGGAGGGCTTGGCTTTGCAGTCCGGCCTCGTAGAAGGCATCGGCCACGCCAAGTTCCATGAGGCCGGCGGTTTCGGCCATGACCATGAGCGGGCTGCCCTCGAAGGTGACGGCACTCTTGCCCTGCTTGCCGCGGAGGGCGGACATGACCTTCTCGTTCTGCTCGCGTTGCCGGCGGGCGCGTTCGCGGGCTTGAGCTTCGACCAGGTTGGCCTCTTGGTCTTGGGCCGCGGCGTTGCGCTGGGCGATGAGCGCATTGTTTTGCATCGCCATGATCTGTGAGTCGGAGCGCGATTGCAGGTTGCGCTGATTGAGCAGGTTCATCTGCTGGCTCATCTGCATGTTTTTGGCTATCGCATTTTGCGAGGCCAAAGCCTGCTGCTGGGCCAAGGCATTTTGCTGGCTCATCAGCTGGTTCTGCACCATGGCGTTGTTGGCGGCGATCTGGGCCGCCTGCATTTGCAGATTCTGATTGTAGGCCGCCATTTGCGCGGCGGCTTGCGATTGCTGCATCTGGCCATACATGGCCACGCCCGTGGAAGCCACGGACCCAACAATCGCAGCGATAGCGATGACTTCAGCCCCGGTTCCCATGGTCTTCCTCCGGTTCGATGGTAATGCCCACCATGCTGACCAAGTCGGTCATTTCGGTCTTAAATCCGAAACGCTCGAGGTAGCGGGCAATGGGCGGAATGGTGGTCACGCGCATGATCGGGTAAGCGTTGCTCGCGGCGAACCGGCGCATGTAGGTGAAAAGGGTTTCCAGCGCATCGCGGCTTTGCGCGAGCTTCAGCTTGGGACGGGTCACCGGATACTCGGCCCAGCAGACGCCAACACTATTGTCCATGTAGAGCCAGAGCGCGGCCACCGGCTCCTCGTCCATCGTGCAGACCACGCCCAGCTTGGGCAGGATTTGCTCGGGCGGACACTTCGCGCCGTGGACAGCGAACCAATCGGAGATCATGGCATAGTCATTCTCCGGGTCATAGAAACGCAGTTGGTAGAGGTGCTTGCTCATCGGGTTAGTCGAAAATCAGTCACCATAAAAATCGATCTTGGCCACCAAGGCCAGCACGGTGAGCGGAAGAGGCTGGTTTTGTCGCACCATAACCTGGAGGTTGCGGTCATGGTCGGACGCGGTGACCACCTCGGTGTCGCCCGTAAAGACCGGCGGCGAGGCGTCCATCGGGTCGGGGAAGTCGCGGTTGTAGAGGTATTGCCACGTCTGGCCTTGGTCGGTGGACACTTCGCCCCCGAGGCTTTTTTGCAGGGCCAAGACCATGCGGTGGATGCGCTTGAAGCGTCCGCGGCTGGTGCCGTCCGCCATGTTGTTGATGTCAATGGTCATCGGCTGGAGGGTCGAGGTGAAGGGCAGGCCGGCCAGCACGGTGGTGCGGGCCTTGTCCAAGGTGATCTGGCCGCCGGCCACGGTCTTGGGGGTTTCCACCGATCCGTTGGCCAGCACGTCCACGGTGCGCCCGTTAAGGTGCGAAAGGCCGGACATGGTGGCGTTCGCCGTTCCCGAATAGCGAACAGCGCAATCGAGGTACCACCAGTTGAGTTTGTCCGCGGCCTCAAAGGTTTCCCGGCTCTGGGTGTAGAAGCGTTCGATGAAGCGTTTGGTCTGGCCGCCCACGGTGCGCTGGACCGAGAGCCAGACCTCATCGGTGCCGCCGAGGCCGTAGATCGTGGCCACGCTCTCGAAGGCCCCGTCTGTGGTGTGCCGGTGCCAGCCAACCACGTTCTGGTCGCGTTCGTAGGTCATGCCAATCAGCTGGCCATCGCCCTTGACCGCCCAGTAGATGGCGTCTGTCTGCTGCTGGTAGGACCGCTCGACAATTTCACCGGAGGTGACGTGTTCGGCCAGGACGGTCAGATCCGGTGCCACCCATCCGTCCTTGTCGAGCACGTAGACCAGTTCGCGCACCTTGCGCCCTTGGCGCTGCACGAAAAGCAGCACGTCATTGATCGTGGCCGCGGGCAGATACTTTGATCCGTAGGACGATTGCTTTTGGGCCGTGACATTGCTCGGGGTGATCCCCTCGTCGGTCGAGGCCCCCAAGGTCCATTCGTTGCCACTGGTGCCGATGAGCAGCTTGTCTTGGCTCTCCATCCACATGAGGCGGTTGGCTTCTTTGGCCGAGAGGGTGAGGAAAAGCCCGCCGTCATTGTTGGTGGTCAGACGCAAATTCTGGAAATCGTCCACCACGCTGCCCCAGATCGAGAGAGGCCGGCGCTCGGTGCCGCCGTAGTAGATGCGGCCTTGGTGCAGGGTCACGGTGCGCGGGAATCCTTGGTGCGTGCTCCACGCGCCCTCGCTCCAGATCTTGGTCGCGGTGGTCTTGGCCACGGGGTTGACCACGTTGACCGTGACCTGGGTCGCGCTGGTAAATCCGGTCACCTTGACAATGCCATAGACGCGAGAATCGGCGGCCTCGAGGCGGGCAATGCGCGTGCCGAAATTGATCGGCGTCCAGTATTTTTGGTTGGCCGGCGTGAAATCGACCGGCTCCCAGTATTCAAAATTGCTCGGGCGGAAGTTTTGCAGTTCCCAGTATTCGGGGTTGTTTGGCGTGTAATCTCTTTTTTCCAATCGCCCCATTTCGTAATCAGCTTCCTGCTGCGTGTTGCTGGTCAGCATTTGGATCAAGTTGTCTTGCCTTGCTGTTGCGTAGGTTGTGGTTGAACCGATCACGGTGGAAACAACTCTCCAGAATGCAGATGTGCCGCTGTTTTCCTGCACAATCTGATTGGCAAATTTATCTGCGGAGGGCCATGTGCCGGACCAAGGCGAGCGAACCGCCGCGTATTGGGTGTGGCAATAAAAAACAATGCCGGCATCTTCGTTGGGAACGTCAAATTGTGTTCCGGCGGTGACGCTCTGGTTGTTTGTGTAAGACGAGGTTGTGTTGTTGTGCGCTTTAACACACTTGTACGTGCGCTCGTTGTGTTTGACCAAAGTGCCAACGGCGTAATTGGTTGAAGATCCAGACCAATTGCTGGTGGTGTTGTTGTGCGCCTTGGTGCATTTGTAGGTCCGCGTGTTCCACGTGACCAAGGCGTCGAGCGCGTAGTTGCCGGCAAATTCGCTCCAAGCCGGCGCATTGGAATTATGTCCCAGCACGCACTTGTAGACGTTGTTCTCGTAGGTCACCACGGTGTCCAAAGCGTAGTTGGTGTTGGTCGCCCAGGCTGATCCGGTCACGTAGTTGGAAATGGCCAAGCGGAGAAGCACCTCGCGTTCGGTCTTGCCGCTCGCCGTGATATTGCGCTCGGCAGAGCCTTTGTAGGAGCGAATGACCTGCCAGGTGGACCCGTTGTCTTCGCTCTGCTCGATGTTGATGATGGCGGACCAGACGCCCGAGGTGGAAAATTCCCAATCGCCAAAGACGTTGAGGTTGGTGCTGTTGGCATTGCCGTCGATATTGCGCTCGGTAAAGACGGCCTCGAGCGCATGGCCCAGCTGCCAGTAGCTTCCCACGTGGCCGGCGTTGAAGATCCCGGTGGACGCGGTCAGCGTGCGGTTGTTCCCCGTGAGGTGGCTGCATGCCAGCGTGGTGTCGGTCAGATTTTCATCAAGCAGCGCCGGCCAATCCCACGCCACCTCGGTCAAGGTCCAGTTGGTGTCCGCCAAGCGGGAGAGCTTGTGCGGGGCCACGTCCGGGTGGACGAGGTACATGATGTCGTTGATCTGGACAAACTGCACCTCGCGCAACTGGCTCTCGAGGTAAGGGCTGGGCACTTCGACCGGATTGCCGCCGGAAAGGACCTGCACGCCATTGGACCAGAAGCGCAGGTATTGGTGCCCCATCTCGATGACAAAGCGCGTGGTGGTGGAAAAGTTGAACCCGATCAGCCGGCACCGGCGGTTGTTGAATTTGGGGTTGCCCAGGTATTCGGTCCCGGGGCGGCGGATGACCCCGCCGTAGGGCAGGATGATGAAGTTCTCGAGGGTCGAGCAGCCGTTGCGGTATTTCTCCACGTCACTCCGCGCCCCCATGTAGGGGGACAATTCGCCGGCGTTGAACGAATTGATGAGGGCCGAGACGGGCATTTTAGAATCCCCCGCTCACGCGGCTCTTGACCAGGTCGCTGTCCACCCAGGCCATGCGGCGTTTGTCGCGTTGCTGGAAAACATCGGAGAGGCGGGCCTTGGGTCCGGTCACCTTGTCATACTCCTGCATGAGCGCGGTGGGCTGTTCGAAGCGTCCGGTCAAGGGGGCGCACAGCTTGGCCGCCAGCTTGAGCGAGAGGGCCTCGCTAAAGAGCGCGGGGTAAAACGTGGTGTCGGTCACGCGGGCGATGTAGCGCACCTCGGCCTTCTCGGCATCGGTCAGCAGGCGATTGCCCTCGATGTGCCAAGGGTCGCGCACCTTGCCCAGATCATAGCCATTCAATTGGAGAAGGCGCAGGTTGTCGGTGGGCAGCTGGTAAGCGTAGGACCACTCGAAGTCCGGCGGCGTGGCCAGCTGGGCGAGCACGGCGCGTTTGCTGGCAAAGTTCCAAGGGTGGCTGGCCAAGACCTCGTCGCGGGTCGATTCGTAAAAGCGGTTGGCAAACTGGGCTTGCTTGGTCGAATCAGTCAAGGCCATGACCGGACTGATGCCGAGGCGACCCAGGGCATCATTGACAATATCGGTTTCAGAGGCGGCCATAAAAGAAAGGGGGGCAGACTATTGGAGCCGGTCTGCCAGCGGTTGTGTGAGCTACCAATCCATCGCTTACGGAAGCGCGTTGATGGCTGTTTCCACCGAGGTGGTGGTGGCCCCTGCCTGGATTTTGGCCAGGTAGGTGTTCAACGCCGACAGCTGTGCCACGGAAAACGTCACGATAGTGGACGTTTGTCCGCCAAGCACATCGGCCAGCGATTCCGTGCGACCACGATCAACACGTTGTTGTGTCAATTTGATGGTCATAACGGATTAGGCTTCGGAGCAGGCGATTTCGACCACCTTCTTCTCTTCCATGCGGGTTGCGCCGATGGAAGCGGTGGTGCGGATCTGCAAGCTGTGGCTGCGGTCCGGGCGGATGTCCACGTGGACACGGCGTCCGGCATCGGTCATGCGGAGTCCGCTCTTCACGTAAGCAACCACGTTGCGGCGGCTGTTGGCGAAGGCGAAGAACGCCTTGTTGACCACGCGGAAGCGGAAGCCCAGGAAGGTGTCCACTTGGCCGGCGACCAGAGCCTTGACCACATTGTAGTCGGCGGAGGTCACTTCGGTCGTGCGGAGCAGGTCCTGCAATTGACGCGGGCTGACCGCGATGATGCGCGGGTCATCCTCGTCCACGTCCGCGTCATCCAAGATAAACTTGGCTTGGCGCAGCTTGGCGATGGTAAGGCCACTGGTCGCGGCAGAACCGCTCTCGACAAAGTCGTGGGCGATTTTCTGGCCGGCGGGAAGGACCGTGTTGGTCGTTCCGGTGGCTCCGGTGGAGGCCGTGCCGACAGCGGCGGCGAGGATGATCTCGTCGCACTTGCGGGCGAAGGCCATGGCGTGGTTGGTCACCAACTCGCTCTGCGGGAGCGAAACTTCGCCCAGCAGTTCGGCATCCCACTCATCGAGGAGGTCAGCCTTCTCGTATTGCAGGGGGCGAAGCCAGCGTTGGGCCATCGCCGTGTCGGTGATGTTGGTGGTTTGAGCACGCGCAGTGATCTGCGTCATGTTGACGCTGGCCATCTGGTTGTACTTTTTCTCTTTTCCTTGAACGCGGTCGATGACCACGAATTCGCGGAGCTTGGAGAGTTTTTGCTGAACCAAGAAATTCCAGTTACTGGAAAACTCGGTCGTGAAAAACTCGGGGATCTGGGTAATAGCAGACATGATGTTTCTCCTTTGGTTTTTCGACTAACCCCGCGTTGGCGGTGTCGGTCGGGTTTTTGGTTTTCTGTCCCTCGGCCTACCGGATTGTCTGCACAGTGCAGGTCCCGGCCTGTTGGGTTTGCCGCGGGCAGGCTCACCAAGGAGTTGTCTGCTCTCGTACTACCTTTCGACTAATCCCGCGGTGCAACGCGGTCAAAAAGAATTTTCTATTTTGAGCCGAAAACGCAAATGTAGAGAAAACCTATATTTCCCAGCGTGTAGCCGGCGAAGGCGATACTCATGCCCATCTGCCCCTCGCGGTAGAATCCCACCGAGGTGGCAATATAACAGGCCGTGCAAATGAGCAGCGGGACGGTGGTCATGCCGGCTTGTGGTGGCCGATGGTGATCTGGCCGCGGCACTGTTTGCCGGCAAACTTGGCCACCGCGGAGCAGATGCGTTCCAGTTCCAGGATGGGTTCCTCGGCCACGTGGGGCAGGACCACGTGGGCAATCTCGTGGACGATGATGCCGAGGCCGTTGGCCGCCACGGCGCGGGGATCGAGGTAGACGGTGCGGGTTTCGTAATCGGCCATGCCCTCCAGGCATTCGCGGGCCGGCGGACGCTGGATCTTCACGCGCCACCAAGAGCCATCGTATTTGAAGCGCATGGTTGGAACACGGGCGGCCATGGCGTCACTTCAGTCGGTAATGCGGGACGGCAAAGACCCCGCGCTTGGCTGTCACAATGTAGAAGTTTTTGCGCTCGCAGCGTCCGGCTTTGACCGCCCTGTTCAACTTGATCCGCATGTTGTCCACCGATTTGCCCACGGCCTCGGCAATCTCGGGCACGGTGTGCCATCCGGCGGGCACGTGGTCCGCGGCGCGTTGCACCGTGGTGGCCGCTTTCCATGCGGCGGCGTTGATCATTTCCGCGGTCATAGGTGGGTAACAACGGGCGGCGGCGGGTTGAAAGTGAAGTTGTGGACGTGAGGCAGGGTCCCCTCCTCCAAGCCACGCCAATCGAGCACGATGACGCTGGGACGCGGAATGGCGTCCGGCACCACCTTCTTCCCGTGGCGGGTGAGGAATTGCCATCCTCCGGTCACGGCGAGCATGCCGGCCCCGTCCGTATACCATCCGCCGCAATGGCGATGGGCGCGGAGGTAAACACTCGGCACCGGATGCCCGGACCGGATGCAGTTGAGGCGGGCATTGCCCAAGTTGATGCTCATGGCGCTGGCCTCGAGGTAGGCTCGGCTGGTGGCCGGCATGTGGTGGGTCGCGTTGCAGAGCGTGCCGTTGATGGTGAAGAGCCAATGGTCGCGGGCCTCGCCGGCCCCGAGAAGGTTGGCCAAGTAGTCCTCGACGTTGTGCGTGTGGCACTCGGTGCCGCGGGTAATAAGAATCTTGGACGCTTTTTCCGCGTAGCCTTTCAAGGCCGCGGCGGCCATCCGGCAATGGTCTTCGATCAAGGTCGCCACCACTTCCGGGGATCTGTGATGGATGCCCTCGGTCGCATCGCCATTGCACAAGAGCACGTAGGGATCATCGCCGGCCAAGTCGAAAACCCGCCGCATGCCCTCCTGCCATTTGTCCCACAGCCACTCTTGGTGGTAGTTGGAACCAAAGCCCACCGTGTTGCCGTAATGCGTTTCCACATCCGGCGCGAGCAGGCCCACTGTGCTGCCACAGTGCAGGTCGCTGACCACCACCAAGAGTTGGGGTTTCATCGTTGGGAGAGGTAGGAGCGGACTTGGCGGACCACGTCTTCGTCACCTTCTTGGTAACGGCGGTGGAGCGGGTTTTCCGGGTTGGCAATGATGTCCAGAGCGCGATCCTTGCCCACTTGCATGGGGCTGGCGTTGGCGCTGACCAGTTTGTCTTCCGCGATTTGCTCCGCGGCCCAGACGGCCAGCTTGACCATGGCCGGATCAGCAAAGCCTCGGGCGGTCGGATCGATGCCCGCGGTGATGGCGGCACGCTTGGCCAAGTCGAGCTTCTCGCCAAACTTGTCCCCGTATTCGCTTTGCAGCTGCTCTTTGCCGGCTTGCAGCTGTTGGATGACCATTTGCTCGCTGGCTTGCGCCATGGCCTGCACTTGGCTGATTTGCAAGGCAGCCAGTTCCTTCATGGCCGCGGGCGGGATGTTGTGCTTGTGCGCCAATTGCGCGGCCTGCTTGGCCATGGCCTCGTCAAACTGCACGCCCTCGGGCAGGGCCTCGGGCTTGAGGCTCTTCAAGTAATCGTCGGGGTTTTCCGGCACGCCCAGGGCCTTGCGGAATTCCGCGATTTCCTCGGGCTTGCTCTTCTCGTTGGGCACCAGAACCGATTGGCTCTTGCGGCCCAGGATCTCCTGCATGCCGCGGTAGCTCTTGGCCAGGGCTTGGTAATCGGCTTGGCCTTCGCGCCAGAAGTTGTCGGGGAGCCATTCCGGCTTCTCCGCGGGGGCCGCGGGAGCGGATGGCTCGGAAGACGGGCTGGCCTCGAGCAGGCTGGTGACGGGTGCAGTTTCGGACGCCGGCGTGATGGCGGCGTCCCCGGCGGGTGCTGTGGATGTGTCCATAGATTGGTTTGTTTTCGACTAATCCCGCGCTTGCAGGGGCCGGACTTGCACCGGCGATCTTTAGGTTATGAACCTAACGAGATACTTCTTCTCCACCCTGCGATTAGCGCACGATCTTGGTCTTCGGTTGGTCAAAGTCGGCATCCCCCACCATTGGCTCGGAGAGCTTGTGTTGGATGAAAAGAAGCACCTCGCGTTGGCCATCGCGGAGGGCCGCGGCCAAGGGGTCATAAGCGTTGTGCATGGAACGCTGGAAGGCGGGCCGGTCCACGCGGAAGTAGGAGCGGAGGTGCTCCAAGATGGCTTGCCCGTCCTCGCTCGAGAAGACGCGGTGAAAGGCGTTGGTGATTTGCTGGCCCTTCTTCTGGGCCTCGAGCGTGGCGTCACTTGTCATAGAGATTGCTGGATGGCTTGGCCTACCATGCTGTCACTCTTGATGGAGCCGGCCTTGGCCGCCATGTCCGCCTGGGCCATCATCTGCTGCTGCTCCTGCATGGCCTGCATTTGCGCGGCCCGCTCCTCGCGCATCTGGTCGCGCTTGTCGGTGTCCAAGATCCAATCCGCGGGCACCCCGTCATTGCGACCGAGGTCACGGGACACGGCGTCCATGTCATAGTTGTCGAGGATCTCGGGCTTGAGCGGGATGATCGGGGCCAGACGCTCCATGGTCCGCATGAAGGCCAGGTTGTGCAGGCTCTTGATGGCCAAGGCCACGCGGGACGTGTAGGTCACTTCCGGCTCGGGGATCTCGGGGATGCCGGTCGTTTCGTTCTGCACGATCACGTCCGGGGGCGGCGGCGGGAAGAGGCCCTGGCGCAGGTGGAGATTGAAGACGCGGCGAAGCAGAGGGTTGAAGAGTTCGGTCGTTTTGCGGGCAAAGGTCGGGCTGAATTGCACCAGCTTTTCCGAGGCGCGTTCGGCCACTTCGCGGGCCGTCATCTGCTTCTGGTCGAGCATGGCGAACATCTGGAAGAGATCCACGTGGAACGCCCGCTGAATCGAGGCTTCCTTGCGTTTCTCCCGCTCGAGGCCGATCTGGTATTCCCCTTGGGTCAGCCATTCCTTGGGCAGCGCGTTGGGATTGAGAGGATCGAAGTAGGTGAATCCACCGGAGCGGAGATCCACTTCGTTCTCATGCGTGCTCGGGATCAAAATTCTGGGAAAGGCTTTGATCTCGGCCAAGGCATCCATCTGCTTGACCAAGAAGTTCAGCTGCCTCGCCTCGGGCATGGCAATCCAACCCGGGGACCAGCCGTAGGCCGAATCGCCCCACTTGAGGTGGCGACCGGCAAAGAAAGGCTGCTCGTCAAATCCGCTCGAGCGCACCACGTGCTTGCTCGACTTGTCCACGTAGACGCTGGCAATCGGCTTGTTCTCGCCATCCGCCTTGCCCGGAGCGCGGTCCTTGTGCCGGCGCGGATAGATGGCATGGACAAAATCGTGGAGCGTGTTGCCGCCCTTGCCGGTCTTGCGGTATTCCTCGACCTGCTTCCGCATCTTCTCCGAGAGGTTCTCCTCCCCGAATTTGTCCGCGGCCTGCAAGCAGGTCATCTTCAGTTCGCGGAAGATCGTATCCACCAGGCCCTCGTCATCTTCCGAGATGCAGAAGCTGCCACAGGGGAAGGTGGTGAAGGTGACCGGATGACGGCGACCAGGTTCGCAAAACATCGCGTAAGTGCCAAACGTGCCATCGTCAAAATAGAGTTCATGGACTTCGGAGTAGAAGTTGGAGTTGGCCAGGTTCAGCTGGACAATCTCGGAGCACTGCTGAAACCACGTCTTCGCCTTGTCGTTGTCTTTAATGGCCGCGGGTGGCTCGTAAACAAACCACCGGCTGTCCGCCGGCGACATGTAAGACAGCTGACCATTGGCCAGCACCGCGTTGGCGTAAATCGCCGTGGAATCAAAGAGCACGTCATTGCGTGACGTGTCCGGGTATTCCTTCTTGTTGACGATCTCCGCCTTGCGGGGCAAACAAAAGTCCGCGATGTCCTGCCACATGGTGTCCCAGACCTTGCGGTTGGACAGCAGGTCCTGGTGGCGGGTGAGCACATACTCCCCCAGCCGGACAAGATCAGCCTTTTGTTCCATGTCTTTCGACTAATCCTTAACCGAGAAGCGAGCGCGGTCCGGTGGCCGGATTGAAGTAGCCGCCGGTTTCGCCGGCCAGAAGCGTCTTGGCTTGGCCTTGGCGTTTCTGCTGCTGCATGCGGTTGCTGGTCTGGGCCTCGGCGGCCTCGACGCGGTTGGGACCGCTGGCCGGCGGCGGAGGAGGAGCAGGAGCCGGTGGCGGCGGAGGAGGAGGAGGAAGCGGAGCCGGGGCCGGCATGGCAGGCATCTTCGGCATCGGCGGTGGCGGGGGTGGCGGTGGCGGAGGAGGAGGTGTGGGCATGGCCGGCATCGGCTGCGGGCGTGGCGCGGGACGTGAGCCACCGCCAAACATGCCGCCGTAATTGCGACACGTCAGATCGAGGCGTGAGCGAGTGTAGAATCTCATGGTCGTTGAATGATTTGTTGGAATCTTTGAATCGGAAAAAAGAGCATGCGGTCATGCTTGCGCCTTTCCCATGCAGCGAGAGGTAGCGCGTACGGCATCCAGCGCAACACTTTTTCGACTAATCCCGCCCAATTTTCAAATGTGGGGTTTCGCGTGGCATAGGCATAAATGTACCAGCAATCGCAATCTTCGCGGTCGAAGACCACGGCAGGGTTGCGGATATCGTCCGGGTCCGCGGTGCTCTCGACGGGGCGGCCCATAAGGAATTCCTCCGGGGTGGAGAAGACATAACCGTGGAGCAGGTGCAGTTGCAGGTCCTGCTGGAAGGTGCGCGGACTGTCCGCATCGTAGAGTTCGTAGACCAGTTGGGCGGGTGGTTTCATGGTTAGATTTGTCACAATTGTTGGCATGTTTTGGTTACATGTTTACGGCGTGGTACATATTGAAAGAATTTGTGCCACGTATTCCTTTCACCGGCGCACCACGATGTTGTCGCGGAATCCGGTGCGGACAATGACCGGATCACGGCGGGCCGGTCCGCCCATGGGCAGCATGCCGGCCACCTCGGCCTCGGCCAGCATGCGGAGCGCATCGCTCGGGTGGCTCGACCAATCATGCACCGGCTCATTGTTGGTGAGGCCCGTGGCGCTGACCGGCTTGTAGTGATAGGCGGCCAAGGCATCGAGGCCGTGTTCACAGAAAGGCAGCCTAAAGGTAAAGCGTGGGAGCAGCTGTCGCAGGCGGTTGATCCCCACCCAGATATCGTTGCACCTTGGCACCACGCGGATGTTGGTGAGGCCGGCGGACTGCAATTCGTTGGCAAAGGTTCGCCCGGACGTGTTGGTGGTCATGCCATCGTGAGGCAGGATGTGCATGCCAAAGGGATACTGCTTGCCCAGCATATGCGCCACGCGGTGGACAGGACTCATGTCCAAGTTCATGTCGAGATCGATGACGCGGATCTCTTCGTTGATGATCTGGAAATACCAGCACACCGTGTTGACCGGAGAGCCGAGATCCCAGCTGGTGTGGACCAAGGCATTGTGATCGTAAGGCCGCGGGGCAATTGCACCTTCGCTTCGCAGGCGGTCGATCATGTCCGCGTAGATAGCTCCCTCGACGGGGGCCTTGAAACATTCCTCCACGGTCGAAGGGAATTCGCGGTAGATAAATAGCCCGAGGTTCTTCTCCTGCCGGTCATACCACAGCCTTTGCCCTGGCGTGAGCTTGTGCTTGATCTCCTCCTCGAGAGACGCGAGGTAGCGTTGATTGATGGCGCTGATCGTGTCCGCGGGACCGTCGAGCGTGTACGTGGGATCTCGCCACCAAGGAAAGAATACAACGCGCCAATCGGCCTCGGTCTTTTCCTTGTCCGGTGTTTCCATGGCGGACTTGACCAAGTTCCAGAGGTGCCCTCCCCTGCCCCCTTTCCATGTCGTTTCCACCACAATGCTCCCGTGCTCGGCGCTGGGAATGGCTCCGGTGAGAATTTCTTCGGACCTCTTGGGATCATCGGCCTGGATGACGCCCCACTCGGATAGGTGCAGCCAATTGTTCGTACCACCGCGGGCGCGTAGGCCGGCGAACAGGCTCGAGGCCGCGTCCCCATTCCACGTGATTTCGATCACGCTTCCGCTGTCTCGCAGATACTTGATGCCACCGCGGAGAGCCGGCGGGAGATTGTCGAAGGCGACCTTCACAATGGTGGCGAGCTTGCGCTCCGCATCGGCCATGGACTGATCGACAATCGAGCACTGGCTGCCCGCATTCCACAGGATCTGATCGGCCAAGAGGATATCGATGCCGGTGCTCATGCCCAACCGGCGGGCCTTGAGTATAATTAACCTTCGGCACCTTTCCTTTAATAGCAACTCGAAGACCCTCTGCTGCTCCGGGCGCGGACGGAATTTGATCAGACGGCCATCGGTTGGCCGCTTGATCTTGTACAGGTTGTTGAGCCTCCAAAGAGGATCAGACAGGTTCTTTTGGATCTCCTCCACGAATCTGTGAAACCAGCTGGGTCAGCGTATCACTCGCGCCGTGCTCGATCTTGTCGGGTTCGGCAAGGCCCAGCAGTTTGACCAAAGAGTTGTTGGCGTTGATCGCGGCGGAGTATTGCTTGTCTTGAGACGAGAGTTGTAACAGCAATTCGTAGCGTGCCTTGGCCTTGGCAATCTCCAGATCTCGGTCCTTGGCGTTGGTTTCGCGGATGCGTTTGTTGGCCTCGGCTACGTAACGTGCCGCCGTGGATTCACATACGCCAAAGCCATTTTCACAACTTTCCACAACTTCAGAGTAAGGTAATCCGCGGACAATCCACTTCACCACCGCCCGGATGCGCTGTTCCAATTCCACCTGGCTGGTCTTGTCACCACGCGGACGCGGGGCCGGCGTTTCCACCGGCTCCTCATTCAACATGTGCGTGATGTCCGCGATGTCCACAGGATCAGAAGGGGATGTCATCGTCCTCCGCGGTTGAAGCTGCGGGGGCGGGTTTGGGGGCCGGCGTGGATTTGGTTTGGAGGTGACGCCAATTGCCAATGATCGGGCCTTTTTCTCCGCGTTCGCGGGCTTCCTTGCTGATGTCCTGGACAATGTATCCATCATCACCGTATTCGCCGGGGCCGTTCTTGTTATCGAAGAACACGCCGTTGAGGTAGGTGCCTTTCTCGCCTTTGTAGAGCAGGTCCTTAACGATCTTGGTTACGTCTATTTTGTATTTGATCATAAATCAGTTTCCTATTTCCGCTTTCGACTAATCCTTGTAAAGAGTTCTCTGTGCGTATGGACCCAAAAAACCGCCGCGCCCGCGGTGCCTACGTCTGCCGGCGTGACCGCGTTGTCGCTGCACGTGCCCAGGGGAGCCATGGTTTGCAGGGCATTCATCACCTCCGCGGGGTCCATGCCGTTTTGCTCGATGTAAAATTCAAGACTGTTCATTGATCACTTTCATTCCGGTTTCCAAAACGTCTTGGCCCAGCATTCCAACTTCTTCAATGCTGCCCAGCCGCTCATCGGCGCATTGGTGGAAAAAAACGCTCTTATTTCTAATAAAAGCTAAAACTTGATTGTCCTGGTTGACCCATATGTGCCGGACGCCACAAGCGATTAAATTACCCACCGACAATTCGCCGCTTATCCAATCTGGGTCCGGTTGCGGGTTCATAGGCAAGACGCCCTCACTTCGGTAATGACCTCGTCCATCTTGGCAATCTTGGCGCGGATCTCGCGGGCCTTTTCGCGGCCTTCGGCATTCCACTCGGTTTCCCACGGGCAATTGCCTTTGGCCTGCCTCCACCGCTTGTCCATCTTCATTCGCTCCAGTT